ACCAACAATCTATCAAGCACAAAGATGAACTACGCGTAGACGCAGGCATGAAGCGCAAAAACGGTAAGGTTCAGTCAATGACTATCGATAACGAAGTCAAAGACGTACTAACCAACCCAGACCGTATGCACATCACTGTAGTCGACAGCTTCTCGTTCCCGTTCGTCCGTTGCAACATCAACAACGGCGACAGCGCAGCGTATTACTTCAACGCCGAGCGCCCTATCTATATGTACAACTTCAAAGACGAACCGTTGTTCGAGATAGAAAAAGCTGACCCCGACTTCTACAAAGGCATCTTCGACATGTTCGAAGACGAAATGAAAGAGATAGGCAAAACCGAATATCCAGTTGTGCTACGTGACTACCATACCGACATGTACTTCAACGGAGTATTCGACCCCAACCTCAATCAATTCACTACAGAGTATCCACTCACGCAAACAAGCAGAGCCAGCGTTGAGTCCTTTATGTTGAGCCACGGACGTGCAGCACCAGACTTCATCCCTGATGCACGCATCATCTTTGACCCAACCAAAGACGACGTAGCAGTCAACCTCAAAAAGGTGCCCTACTACGTCAACACGTACACTCGCAGCAAGTACATGCTTGAAGCAGTCGACCCCGACGAGCCGTTAGAGTTTGGTCATGCAAGAAACATTCAACACTTGACCCCCAACATCTTTCTTTTGCTCGATCACATACTTGGCAACGGGCAAGAAGAGTTTGAGCGCTTCATTAACTGGATGGCTTACATCTACCAGACTCGGCAAAAGACTAAGACCAGCTGGGTACTCAGCGGTACACAGGGCACAGGTAAAGGTTTGTTCTACAACACAGTCATCAAACCGTTATTCACCGAGTCACAAGCCCCTATGCGAGCACTCGAATCCATTGAAGAGCAGTTCAACCTATTTATGCGCAACGCACTCTTCTTAGTTGTTGACGAATTCCACATGGGTTCAGCCAAAACAGGCACTAGCAAGATTGCTGACAAGCTCAAAAACTGGATTGCAGAAAAGAATGTGTCAATTCGGGCAATGCGTAGCAACAGCGTACAAGTCGAAAGCTACTGCAACTTCTTGTTTTTCACCAACAGACTTGATGCAGTCAAGATCGACACAGGTGACCGACGTTACAACATCGCTCCTCGACAGGACACTAAGCTTCTTGACGCGCACCCTGAGCTGCCAGACAAGTTGTACAACATGGACAACGAATTACGAGCCTTCGCTGGTGTGCTTAACACCTTCAAATACGAAGAACGATTCATCCATGTACCTATCGACAACCGTGCTAAAGAACAAATGCGCACCGTTGGCATGACAGTCTTCGAAGAGTTCTGCAAAGCTATCAGCGACGGAAACCTTGGCCATTTCGCAGACATCTTAGACATCAACACAGGCACAGTCGCGTTCGCAAACGAAATTATGACCGCTCAGCGTTTTGTTAAAAACTGGATTGCAGAAGCTAAAGACCCATACGTAATACTACCAACGGAACACTTGCGAACCGTGTTCCACATACAAACCGAGCAAAACCCTCGTCTCAGCCAACGTGAGTTCATCAAACGGTTACAACGTCATGGGTTAGAACCAACGCGCAAACGTCAGTTTTCTGCTGACAGGGCGCAAAACCCTATCCGAGGCATAGAAACGCAATGGCATATCTCGGATAAAAATCTGCAAGCCATCATCGATACTCACTTTGAGGACGAAGATAGAAAGCTCTTGCGGGCTTAAAACTATTAGCTATACTAATAACAACGAAGCAGGAATATTCGTACTATGAATCTTACCCAGAGCCAACGGCCTGATATAGACAAGGCTTTTGAAGTACCTGAACAACTCGGACCAGTTAAAGCGTGGTCCTACTCAGCCCTAAAAGTTTTCGAAGAATGCCCTTACCGCACCTACATATCACGTGTGCGACGAGTCCAAGAGCCATCTAGCCCAGCAGCTGACCGTGGCACACAAATTCACCAAGAGGCTGAGGACTACGTCAACGGCACGCTCGGTGACTTCCCACAAAGCTTAGCTAAGTTCCGAGACGACTTCGAAGAACTACGCAGCCTGTATGCAGACGCTAAAGTCGAACTCGAAGGTGAGTGGGGCTTCAACACAGAGTGGGCACCTGTCGGCTGGATGGAGCCAAAGACATGGGCACGTATCAAACTCGACGCCCTTGTACACGAAGACGAAGGCAGTGCACGAGTCATCGACTACAAGACAGGAAAGAAGTTTGGCAACGAGATTACTCATTCGCAGCAGTGTTTGCTGTATGCCATTGGCACGTTCTTTCGCTATCCACATCTCGACTTTGTTCAGACCGAGCTGTGGTATCTAGACAAAGGTGAAATGACAACCAAGACATACACACGAGCCGATGCTATGCAGTTTGCCCCCGGCTTTCACAAACGCGCCATCGCTATGACAACGTGTGAAGACTTTGCGCCTACACCGAGTAAGCAAGCATGTCGCTGGTGCTCGTTCAAAAACGCCAATGGTGAAGAACCCGCTGAGTGTCAGTGGGGCGTTAGTTAATCCCTCTAAGTTGCGGCACAACTTAGTGTTTGCCCCGGTAGGTGAGTGGTCTACCGGGGCTTTTTTATGTCTGGAGATAAATCATGGACCACAAACAAGAACTACGAGCCACAAGCCTTCTACTCGGCGGCATCACTGAAGATGTCGTCTTCGACGTGTTAGCAATGGAAGCTGACGCAAACGGCAAACCATTCGACGAGTTCCAACTCGAAGACTTGCCAGTGCACATAAGACAACTTAACGATCGAATCAAATCACAGGGGGAAGTTTCATGAGTTTTTTCTTTCGACTACTTACCGTAGTTGAACTCATTCATTGGCTAAAACGACTTAAGGAAACAGGCTATGCAGATGTGGCACAAACGCAAAGACGAGAGTCTGATCCAATTTGCACTTGTAACAGAGCCACCCGAAGCAATGTATTGGACGACTTACAAGCTCAAAGTCACAGATGTGCAGCTTGTTACCAAGGTGCCTGCCAAAGACAAAACCCATATTCGGAGAGAGATTTATGAAGACATTGTCACCCGTGAAAGAGCGCCGCACACGAACACGGTATCTAAAAAGCGTAAAGACGCCGTCCGTGACAATGCTAAAACCCGGCGGAAACAACAAAAAACTAGGTAATAAGGTCACCACTGGCGCGTGGAAAAACGCTGCAATCTACAGCTTGACGCTCGAAGAACGCACCACCTGCCCTTCCGACTGCGAGCAATGGGACACGTGCTACGGTAACAACATGCCGTTTGCTGCGCGTTACGATCATACACACCCTATGTTCCTCACCAATTTAGAAGAAAACATCAGCGATCTAATCTGCAAACACATATGGAAAGGACAACCACTAGCTATCAGGCTACACGTACTAGGCGACTTCTTCAGTGTCGACTACGTTAACTTCTGGAACGACTACGTTGTTGGATGGGACATGCTCCACGTATGGGGATATACGCACCACGATCCACAGTCCGAAATCGGTGAAGCCATTACCCGCATGAACACAATGGACAACTGCTACGTTAGGTTCTCTGACTCTAAGTTCACAGCACCAATGAACCTACAAGCCAACGTCATTGCTTCAGAAAGTGAACGACATACCGGCCTCATCTGCCCTGAGCAAAGAGGCGTCAAACTTAGCTGCGGTGATTGCGCTATGTGTTGGACCAGCAACAAGGCTATCAATTTTTTGCAACATTAATATTAGCTGTGCTAATATTCTTAAACAGAAAGGTGCCATTAGGATTATGAAACCGTTCAAACATCAAACTACAACCACCGACTTCATCCTTAGTAAGCCCGGTGTACTCATTACCTCCGACCCCGGTACAGGCAAAACACGCAGCGTAATCGATGCGTTTGTTAAGCGTGGCTTCGGTGACGGTCGTATGCTTGTACTCGCCCCGCTTTCTATCTTGGAAGCCTCGTGGGGTGACGACATACGTAAGTTCGCACCGCAGCTGTCGTACTCAGTTGCATACGCTAAAAACCGTATGAAAGCGTTTGATGAAGAGACAGACGTCGTCATCACCAACCACGACGCAGTCAAATGGCTTGCACAAAACCCCGGCTACCTTGAGCCATTCAGCACTATCTGCATCGACGAGTTCACAGCGTTCAAAAACGCAAACAGCCAGCGCTCCAAGAATGCTGCAAAGATCATGAGTAACTTTGACTACCGCATTGCAATGTCAGGTACGCCTAACAGCAACACCATCCTCGACGTGTGGCACCCAACACTTCTTGTAGACGATGGTGAACGCCTCGGTAAACGGTTCTACAGTTTCCGTAGCGCGGTGTGCCAGCCACAGTTCAACGGCTTTGCTAACGTGTGGATAGACAGACCCGACGCACAAGAAATTGTTGCCTCTGCTCTCTTCGACATCAACATCCGCTTCTCTCTTGAGGAATGCATCGACATGCCAAAGCAAGTTGTGTCGACACGTTACGTTGACCTCAACAAACAAACGATGGACGCGTACAAGATCCTTGCCGAAGACAGTGTGCTTTACACACCACAAGGCACAATCAACGCAGTCCATGCCGGTGCCAAGGTTAAAAAACTACTGCAGCTGTGCACTGGCGCAGTCTATGACGAAAACGGTAAAGCTCAGGGCATACACGCTGAGCGTTACGACCTAGTAATGCAACTGGTGCAGGAGCGTAAGCACTCGCTGGTTGCATTCAACTGGAAACACGAGCGAGACCATCTGGTCGAACTCGCTGAAAAGCTATCGATTAAGTACGGCGTGATCGATGGCTCCACAGCCGCACACAAACGCAAAGACATTGTTGACCGCATGCAGGCGGGGCAGCTTCAGGTTGTATTCGCCCACCCGCAGTCTGCAGGACATGGTCTCACCATGACCAAAGCAACCACGGTGATCTGGGCGTCCCCCACCTACAACGCTGAGCACTACCAGCAGTTCAATCGACGCATCTATCGCGCTGGTCAAACCCAACGCACAGAGGTCATACGGATTGCCGCTCAGGATACGTGGGAACCTGAAGTGTACGACAAGCTAGAAACCAAACTAGGCCGAATGGATGAACTGCTCGGCATACTCAACCAAACCACATCGTTAAGAGAATCAGCATGAATATTAATGAACTAATAGAACAACGCGTAACCATCAAAAATCAAATCGATGAACTAAATGCGCAAATCAAAGACCTGCAAGAACAGCTTCGTGGTAACGAAACTATCTTGCTCAAAGAGTTGGATGCACAAGGATTGTCACGTACAGCTAATGACAAAGCCTCCGTATCCATCAACGAAGACACGGTCCCCGATGTCACCGACTGGGATGAACTCTACGCCCACATCGTTGACACCAAAGACTTCAGTCTTCTCCAACGCAGACCAAGTAGTACTGCTTACAAGGAGATACTCAAGCTCGGCGAGAATGTCCCCGGCCTGCAGCCACGAACCGTTCGCAAACTAAATATGCGCAAACTCTAAGGATCAAGTTATGCCTAAATCAGCAGTAGCAGTAAAAGAATCAGCAGCAATCTCTCTCGTATCAAACGACGTTCCAGCACACGTGCGCGCAGCACAAGGTGCGGGTCGTGGTAATGAGGATGTCGGTAGCGCAATCGCAATACCACGCATCAAGTTGCTGCAGAAAATGTCTCCCGAGGTCGACAAATATTCGCCCAAGCACATCGCTGGCGCAGACGTTGGCCACTTCATCAACAGCATCAGTAGTGAAGTCTACGGTGAAGAGCTGTACGCCGTCTCTCTCAAGTTCAAAGTAGAGTATGTCGTGTGGCGTAGCATGGAAGCAGGCGGTGGCTTGCTCGGTAACTTCACCAACCAAGCAGATGCTGAAGCAGCAGTAGCCGCTCAGGAAAAGCCAAGCGAGTACGAGATCAAAGACACGCACTCACACATCTTGTTGCTTAAGAACCCTGAGACAGGTGACCTGTCCCATCCAATCATCATGGACTTTACCAGTTCAAAGCTACGTGTCTCACGCAGCTGGAACACGCAGATTGCCAGCAAAGGCGGCGATCGCTTCAGCAGCTTGTGGCGTCTCAAGTCACAACCCGTTGAGTCACGCACTGGTCAACAGTTCATGAACCTCGACGTCGAGTGGGTTGGCTGGGTAACTGACGAGGACTATGCAGTTGCCGAAGGGTTATTCGACCAGTTCTCTGGATAATGAATGAACGAGCACGGATTCGTAAGGTCCGTGCATCGTCAGTTATCTCCTGACGTTTTTGTCTGGAAGATTAACGACAAGTATGCGGGCGGTGTGCCAGATGCGTTTTACGCTGGCCCTGCCCGCTGTTTATTCGTTGAGTACAAGTACGTAAAGCTACCTAAGCGAGACACAACGCTTGTCAAAACAAGCCTGTCTGAACAACAAAAGCTTTGGTTGGACAGGATGTTAGCTATGGACAAGCAGGTAGCTCTAGTTATAGGATCAGTATTAGGAAACATAATAATTGATAAGGACTGGGACTCCCCAATCCCGACAGAACTATTTAGACAGCGCGCTATGTCTACGAAAGCTGTTGCTCAGTGGATATCAGCGTTCTGTTTGGAAAAATGCCATGACTACGAAGAAGGATTCTTCCGTGGCTGCTAATAACCTGAGAAAAATTTGGGACTTAAGAAAGTCCGAAATAGGCGTCACTCAAACCGAAGCAGCCAAGAAGCTAGGTTGGACACAGGGCGCACTCGCTCAATACCTAAACAACATCACAGATCTTAACCCGCCTGCAGTTATCAAGCTGGCAAATTTTCTAGGGGTAGATCCTCGAGAAATTGACCCCAGCGCTAACCTTGATGACTACCCTCAGTACCTCAGCTTACCTACCGGTGCTCGGTCAAAAATTACAATAGACCTATCACGTAAATGGAAAGCAACTGTGCACGACAACGGGTCAATCACGATTACACCAAGCAAAAAATAGCTGTCTCATTGGGACAGTTCAATGCTAAACAAAGTGAAATAACGTGTACTTAGCACACTACTAAAGTGGACTAACGTGTTGATTTTATTAACATCGTGCCTGCAAACGGAGAAAATCCCTCTCTCTCCGCCAGTTCTCGCAAACCCTTGCAGTACAAGGCTTTCCGGGGGTATGCTGTTTCTTTTGGGACACAAGAGGGACAGTTGGCCACTATAATAAATAGAGACGGTAAGTTCTACGTCCGCGTTCGCAAAGCAAACTTCAAACCCGAAAACCGCACCTTCGACACACGTACCGCAGCCAAACAATGGGCGCTTCAAACAGAAGCAGCTATGGCCAATGGATCGTGGGTCTCGGACCGTGAAGCACGTATCACGAATCTTGATTCATTATTTCGCCGGTACATCGCCGAAATTCACGGGGCAAAGCCATTCGGCAAAAGTAAACTCGCAACAGTAAGAAGCACGGCACGAAGAGTCGGACACTTGCGTCTTTCAGATCTGTCTCCCGCCTTTGTTTTATCCTATGCAAAACAGCGTGCCAACGAGATCGCCCCCTCTACCCTGAACCAAGAACTAACCTACTTCGCGCAAGCCATCGATGTAGCACGGACCTTGTGGAACGCTCCACTAAAAGACAACCCTGTGCGCGCAGCAATCGGCGTCTTATCTCAGGTAGATGTAGTACAAGGCAGTAGAAAACGTAACAGGAGACCCACGGACCACGAACTACAAACCCTGCTTAACCTAGCCAAAGGCAGTTGGATCAGGCCCATGATCGAGATAGCTGTCGAAACGGGGTTACGAGAGTCAGAAATTCACGCACTCAAATGGTCAGACGTGGACTTTGACCGTGGTACGTTGCTTATTCGAGACCGAAAAAACCCTAAGCAAAAGCTCGGAAACGACCAGCTGATACCGCTTTTACCGGTGTCGAGAGAGGCGCTCCTACGTGAAAAGCAGCAAAGTAAGCAGGGTGGTAGGGTGTTCGAGGACGTTCTCCGCGCCGCCAGTATTAGCGATAAATTTGCCAAACTGAGAAAGAAGGCCGAGATCCAAGATCTACGATTTCACGACCTCCGACACGAAGCAATTAGCCGAATGTTCGAAAAAGGAATGACTATTCCAGAGGTCGCGGCTATCAGCGGGCACAAAACGTGGACCAGCCTAAAGCGTTATACGCAGCTAAGTCCTAGATCTCTGTCGACTGCGTTCGAAAAGCAGCCTGCATCTGAGAAACCACCGCAGTTGTAGGGAACAAATATTTCTTGCCCCTTTTAACGTACGGAAGGCCCACTTTGTCGGCATACAATTGATTGTAAAGCGTTGTTTTTTTGATCTTTAGTACTTCAGCCAGCTCACCAACGTCCATGAAAGGGCCATATTTTTCGAGCATCCATTCAGTCATTGGCAAGCTCCTCTACTAGTCTATCCAAATACCAGCGAGCTTTGCGTAGATCTTCGACTGGCCTCCCCTTGTATGACATACGCCAGACATACTTTTCTACGTTGCCTTTGAGGTAACCGATGAATTGTTCAGAAGACATAGACGCTTTAATTGCATCTATGCATTCAATGTCGCCAGTCTTATAGTGCGGAGGGTTGTTTACAGCATCCATGTATTGTCATCCTGACATTGCCTATTAGCCGTACTAATTATACTTCTTTTTCTTCTTCTTACTACCTTTTGGCTTCTGATTTATGCAGGGTTGTCCCTTATGCATCACTTTTCTCCCTTTACTCTGGTTTTGGGTTAGCCTGTTTAACCGCTAGTCTGTGCGCATAGAACGCGCCGGTTTGGTCAAGCGTCCCTGCGACAATGTCATGGAAGATCATGTCTAGCTGATCTTCTAAAGCAGCGTACTGGTTCTTTCGCTTCTGATCCCACTGTAGGTCTGGACTGCCCTCAACCACACCAATAACTGTTTGGATGTCTTCTACAAAAACAAAACGTCTAACCTGTGTTCTGGGGTTTTCTATGTCTCCGCTATCGACATAGGAATACCAGCCTTCGCCCTCCCCTTTCAGCCCTTGAGGGCCAAAAATAATATCCTCAACGTCAGCGTCCCACTTAACGTACAGTTGCATTATCTAGCCCCCAACATGAACCCGGATATCTCATACAAATAATCAGCAGCGGTGCTATTATCGTTGTCCGTAATCCCACTAGACCCAGTTCGAGTCACTTCCACTTTCATATCCACCGTCCCCGTAGTCTTATTCGACAAAGACCCGCTAATAGCAAACTGGGCGTAGAGATTTGTGTTTGCTTTAAACCTAGTCTCTCCAACAAGCTGCCAGCTACTGCTATTACCAACGCTTATTGTGTCGCTTGTTGTAAAAGCGCCTCCAGATCCTGACGCAAGGCTGTATTGCACAGTAGTCCGATTAGTAGAGCTGCTGTACGATACCGAAGTAGCTGAATGCTGTTTGCTTGTAGTACTAACAAGCACACTCCCAGTGGCTACATTAGAGGTAATATCTCCAGAAAAGTTAAGGTAGCCCAAGCCGTAATAGCCTGTCGCAGTCACAGGTTGACCAAGAGAGGTTCCCGTGCCACCCGCATTGTCTTTCATGTACATCTGAAAACGGTATGTTTTATTCGCCGTAGAGTCATACCAGCCAGTAACACTGGCAAACGCTTTATGACCATTAGTCGCATGAGATGTAGCTGGCAGCTGTTGCGACGTCACTTGCACAGTCCCCCCGCCAGTGGCCGTATTTCCTTTTATAGTTACGAACGAAGTAGACCTAAACGGGTTAAGAACAGCGACATCACCCACGAGCTTATTAGCATAAACAGTAGTACCGGACATCACAGTCGCACTAATACTGCCAGATGTTATCTGGTTCGCTTCGATAGCGTTTACCTGAAGTGCGCCAGTGTTTGGGTTAGACGTAAGCGTCGTGCTGTCGATGTTTAAACGATTAGTGTCTATCGTGCCCGCAGTAATCTTGTCAGCAGATAAGTTGGCAATCTTCGCGTTGTCGATCGCAGCGTCACCAATCTTGGCATTGGTTATCGTGCCGTTCTTAATAAAACCATCAGCGATGTACACACCAGCAGGTACAGTCTCGCCGTTAATTACCTGCTGACTAGTAATAACGCTAAACGGAACAGTAGGATTGCCAGTGTCACTGGCACTACCTAACAACGCAAAACGGTCAGCGTTTACAATAAATTCACTAACAATGTTCCCCGCTGCTGTAGTCGTAGACGCCAGACCAAAACCAGCTACAGCTCCGTTTAGGTCAACCTTTACGGTGTACTGCGCTTCCAGATCCTCACCATCTGCCTTGGTATAGAAATTCTGCTGAACCGCCGCCGTAGTCGCGTAATCGCCAAGCGTAGACGTGGACACCAAGTCCGTCGTAGCCGAGCTAATCGCCGAGTTCATGTCAGTTGTTGTCGAATAATCGGTAGTCAGCGTTGCAGTAGTAACGTAGGCGTTAAGAGCGTTGGTCTGGTCAGTATCAGTAACGTAGTCATCCAGCGCTGTATTAAGCGCCGTAGTAGAGACCAGCGTTTGCGTCGCATTACTTATCGCCGTGTCAGCTTCCGACCTTGTGTAGTAGTTCGTAGTAAGGTCCGATGTACTTGTGTAATCACCAAGCGCTGTAGATAAGCCGCTAGTAGAGACAAGGTTCTGTGTCGCTACGCTGATCGCACTATTCGTCTCTGTCTCGGTCAGATAGTTATTAGTCAGCGTACTGGTATTTACATAATCATCTAGCTCATCAGAGAGATCCGTAGTTGAAACCAGACTTTGAGTCGCTGTGCTAATTGCACTGTCTGTTTGTGTCTCTGTAAGGTAGTTGTTAGTTAGGTGGGAAGACGTAACGTAGTCACCCAACTCATCAGACAAGTCAGTCGTCGAAACTAGACTTTGCGTCGCCTGTGAGATCGCTTGGGTAGTTGCTGTCGACGTCAGATAATTGTTAGTCAGGTTAGCGTTAGTCGCATAGTCTGAAAGCTCGGTCGCCAAACCAGTGCTCGACACAAGGTTCTGTGTCGCCGAGCTAATCGCACTCTCTGTATCAGTTTCAGTCAGATAATTCGTAGTCAAATACGATGTCGTTGGGTAGTTACCCAGCGTAGTGTTCAGGTCTGTAGTCGACACCAAACTCTGCGTTGCGTTGGTAATCGCAGTGTCTGCTTCGCTGCTGGTGTAATAGTTAGTCGACAGCGTTGAGTTAGTAACGTAGCTGCCTAGCGCATTTGTTAGGTTAGTGCTCGATACTAGGTCTTGCGTTGCTGTACTAATCGCGCTGTCCGCCGCAGTACGAGTGTAGTAGTTGTTCGTAAGCGTCGCAGTCGTCGCGTAGTCATCCAGCGTCGTGTCCAGATCGCTGTCCGTTACGTAATCTACCAGCTCATCTGCAAGCGACGAAGTGGACACTAAGCTCTGTGTTGCCGAGCTAATCGCAGCATCAGCTTCAGTAATCGTGTAGTAACTGTTGGTTAGCGTAGAGTTCTGAACATAGGGGTTCAGCGCCGTCGAAAGGTCTGTAGTCGACACAAGACTCTGCGTGGCGCTACTAATCGCGCTATCCGCTTCTGTGATTGTGTAGTAATTGGTCGTCAACGTGCTGTTAGTGACATAACCAGACAGCGTCGTATTAGACACAAGGTTCTGAGTTGCCTGCGATATTGCAGAGTCGGCCTCTGAACTCGTGTAGTAATTGTTTGTAAGCGTAGCTGTCGTAACGTACGGTGAAAGCGCTGACGTAAGGTCAGATGTAGCCACAAGGCTCTGAGTAGCTGTGCTAATCGCGCTATCCGCTTCTGTGATTGTGTAGTAGTCGTTTGTAAGCGTTGCGTTAGTTACGTAGTTGTCTAACGTCGTGTTCGATACAAGGCTCTGAGTAGCTGTGCTAATCGCACTGTTAGTTTCTGTTGCAGTCAGATAGTCATTTGTTAGCGTTGCGGTCGTTGCATAGTCGCTCAGCTCAGTAGTCAGGTCTGTGTTTGACACAAGGCTCTGCGTAGCAGATGAAATCGCGCTATCAGCCTGAGTCTTTGTATAGTGGTTTGTCGTCAGCGTTGCAGTCGTCGCATAACTACCCAGAGTCGTGGTCAGGTCTGAGTCCAGCACGTAATCGTCAAGCGTGGATGACGATACAAGATTCGTGGTGGCCTGCGATATTGCGCTGTTAGTACCAGTCTCAGTCAGATAGTTGCTGGTTAAGTGGGCTGACGTCACGTAGTCGTCAAGGTCAGTAGTAGACGCCAGACTGCTTGTTGCCGTACTTATCGCATTATTTGTATCTGTCGCGGTCAGGTAGTCATTCGTCAACGTCGCTGTTGTCGCGTAGTCACCCAACTCATCGTCTAACTCGGTCGTTGATACAAGCGACTCAGTAGCCGTGCTAATCGCCGAGTTCATAGCGGCAGTAGTTGAATAGTTCGTAGTAAGCGTGCTGTTCGTTACGTAATCGCCCAAATCAGCAGTCGAAGCCAGCCCTGTTATCGCAGTACTGATGGCGGAGTTCATATCCGATGTTGTGGAATAGCTAGTCAACAAGGTAGAACGAGTAGCAACAAGACCTGTTGTTGAGTCGTTTACAGTGCTTTGTAACCCCGCAATAGCCTGAGCAGCAGCAGAAGAGGACGTTGCGCTCACCGTATTTAAAGACGTGATTGACGCAGAGTTTGCTGACACCACATCCGCGAGACTGTCGTAGTCCCCAATCAACTCCCAGTAAGTAGTGTTGGTAGGGAGATTACCCGACGTACTTTGCTTCGCTCTGTACAGGCTATCGCTGTATGTAACCAAGTCTCCAGTCGCGTAAGAGGTAGAGCCGTCGTAAGCAGACACACCAACAATGTCGTTGATCTGACTCTGCAAGGTGTTGGCCGAGTTCGTAATAGCTGTAGCACGGGCTGAAGCTTCGTTCGATATAGCAGTAGCACGGTCTGACGCCTCGGCATTAACAGCGCTTGTAATTGCTAACCCTCGATTAGTCACCTCAGTTGCTATCGAGGATGATATCGCAGAGTTACGAGCCTCGACTTCATCATCTATAGCATCAGTAATCGCTGTAGCACGGGCCGCCGCTTCGTCCTGTATAGCAGTAGCGCGAGCGTTGGCCTCTGCTGCAACTTGCGCTGCCACCGAACCAGCTACTGTCGCTGGCGAGTCAATTAGATCTATGCGGGTAGTGAGAGCGTTCGCAAGCTCAGACTCTGTAATAGCCCCCTCTATGATCTCAAGGATGTGCTCTACGTCTGTAGCCGTGGCTATTTCTAGACCAGCTGTAGCGTGGTACGGCCCCGGCTCTTCGTTTATGTTTACGTGCCGAAGCCAATAGTACCGAGTAAGTCCTGCGCCAATTGGGTCTACAAAAGATATACCAGAACTAATGCCTACAAACTGCGCGTCGCCAATCGTGTCGGCGTCAAAGCGCCAAATCTCAGTAAATGAATGCCCACGGTATGTCGGCAAGTCCCAATAAATCTGGGCAACAGCATAGCCACCAGCACCAGTTACGCCCGTAGGCGCAGTAGGTGTCTCTACATCTCCAGAATTGCCAGTTGATGGCGGAAGAAAATCAGTGCTAGGCGTGTTCGGATCGAAAGGCCGGTTGGCTAAATCAACGGCAAGACCTGTGTCAATAAGCTCACGAAGGGTAATAGCACGATCACGAACATCGCCCCTTCTTCCCAGTCTGATCTCAAGTGCCTCAGAAATGCTTTCAAGGTATCTCCTTAACTGTGGTGACACATCCGCCGGGGGTTTCGGAAAACCCGGAACCTTAGTCGGATTATTAGTGCGTACAGTCATAGGGCAGCTATCTCATCCATGCTCTGAGCGAGACATACCTCATCGATTTCTACAGCGCCTTCTACCTCTACCTCCCAAACTTGGCCCACGACAGCAGGCAAACGCATGATAGGTTCACGCAGCGTGCCCGATGAAGCGCCCGAGGGCACAGTCACCGACTGCGTGTACACGTTGTTCGAATATGAAAGCGAGTAAACAGCGATCTGTGCTCCATCAGCCCACACTCGCACAGTCACCGGATATGCTTGAGCGTGTACTGACACCCAACCCATGCTGACAGGTTTAGGCGTGACGTACTGTTTAGACTTCCATTTTAAAGTTTTATTGGCCGTACCTCCACGGTACTTTTTAATCTTATTACCTACGATTATGTACAACTCACCGTCTTTGGGATGCATGTACCCGCCACGCACTTCACCTGTGTAACTAAGATTAGAGAGCGCTGCTTCACCCGCACGTGGGTCATAGACAAAACCGCCGCCGTTCCAGAAGGCAACGTACGTGTTCTCGTGCCTGAACGCCCGATACGTAGTTGGGTTAAAGTCGTCGTTCCACTGTCTGGCAGAGATCAGACCATTGGTTACAACCTCGCCCTCGCCACCTGACACAGCGACCAGCCCGTCTGGACCGGCGTATAGAAGGTACTCACCCATGTCTACGACGCTTTTATCGTTGACGCAAGCCTGTGCTATGTCGAGCTTAATTGCTGTCATAGCACTGGGGTCAACGCCCGTTACAAAATATGGAGCGCCATCTGTAAGAGCCACAATACCGTTGGTGACAGAACCAATAGCAACAATGTCTTCCTCAAGCGTTATGCGATAGTCGATAGGCCACGCATGAGGTAGGAAAGGTTCACTAAGACAAAGACGTTTGCCTGTAAAACCAGCAAAAACGCCGTTAGCAACAGCAATAAGGCCAACAAGCGGCCCGTTAGGATATAAGCTCGTATCATCGTCCGGCGGACCAATCCATGTACCGCTTGGCAACACTTCCCCGAGCGCAAACGACTGAGAGCTATCATCATACGTAGTTGTTGCAAAGGACACCTCCGCGACAAACTGGAACGTCGTGTTTGTACTACCTGTGTTTGATCTGTAGATACGCTTTTTAGCGCCCGTGCCGAAGTTGTAGTTACCACTAGGGTGCTCAGTAGATGGTAAAGGAATCGTTATCGTTTCCGTATCGGTACGTTCCAACACGTTGCTTGCTGGGCTGGGCGGTCCTTCTTCGCCGAAGGCAGTAACGAACGTATAAACGTACGCTACGTCGTCAGGCGTCTGCGTGTCGTCCGCGTCACCTGTCTTGGTGATGGTTGGAGCAGCGGATGGGGCTGGTACGCCTAACCTAAAACTTGAAGCTGGGTAACTTGACCCTGCCACGATGGTCGCAGCCGTGCCCATACGCGGGTAGTCTTCCCCCGTCCAGTAAAGGCGGTCTAGTGTGTCGGCGGGTATTGGACCCTGAACCACGGATACTCCATCGTCGTTCCACTGCAACCAGTTGGTATCACGATAAAAGAAGATAGAGCGGCGTGCGGTGTTAGTCAGCGTAAATGTGTCAGAGTCTGAAGTAACTGGCTTCAGACGACCTGATTCAAAGTCTACGTTTTCTGCTGTTTGAGCGAATTGCTCAGAGAGAAGTCTTGGGGAGACTCCGGGGGCGATACCACTAAAACTGTCGCGTTTAAAATACGCCATAGCTACCTCACTTCATGAGCAAGGTGACAATAAGCCCTGCCATACCGCCTAATAGCATTACCCCTAGAGTAAACATTCGCTTGTTCATTATTTCTAGGGAGTCGTCGATGCGCTCCAGACGATTAAAGATTGTCTTAGACCGCTCTTCACACATAGCTTCGTGGGAAGCGATACGGTTGATCGCCTCCCAGTATCGATCTACCGAGTCACTCTGACTCGATGACCTCGGCTGCGTCGTCACTGTTTTCACTTTTCACTCGCTGGCTGATTAGGGAAGCGAGGTTTGTGACTGACACTTCGTGAATCACGGCCTGTCTTCGAGCGCCAACCATCATGTCATTTGCTTGAGCATGTAGTGACAGCAACTCTTTTACCTCGTCAGAAAGATCTTCGATTTGGTATTCCACTTCGTCGATCGTTACGGTTTGGACTTGTGATCCATCAGTCATTTGCTAACTCCTATAGGGCATAAACATCTATCCGTCATTTTATTAGCTGTGCTAATTTTTGCAACTATTAGTTGCCACCTAACGGGTTTGTAGCATCAATCGCCATCCAAAGGTCATTCATATCGCGTTCGTACTTTTTGAGGCGGTCGTTTATCGTGCTTAGGGCTTCCAACTTACCCGATACGCGCAGCTCTGTTTCAGACGATGTCTTCTCGACAGATGCTATCCGGTCCCTTATATCCAGCAGCTCCTGCTGTGCGTCCATAATCTGCATAAGGTTCGCGCCTAGCTCAGCAAGCTTACCCTGCAGATTCTCAACATCTGCCGCAGTCATTGCCTGCTCCATTCCGGCAAGCTTCTTGTCCATATCCTGCAAACGGAGAGCGTTAGATTCGCGTAGATCATCAAATCTTTTGGCCAACCCTTCGGCCTGCGATGTTGCTGCAACTACTGCCTCAGACTGCTCGTTTAACTGAGAAAAGAACTGGGACGCTGCCCAGATACCGCCACCAATCGTTGAGGCAAATGACAACACAATAGCGATCCAAACGCCCTTTATCTGCGTGCCGCCTACATTTAACTCTAAGTCTTCAAGGGCCACCGTTTAAACACTCCTCTTGATTTGCCGCGAACCAGCAACCGCCTTCTGGGGATTCGATCCAAAAGTCGTCTGTTTCGGCTTCAGTTAACACGTCCTCTGCAGCGACAAAATAGTTGCCGACCTGCAGACCTTGAATGGTGCTACCGCCATCAAAAGATACCCACACGGCTTGCGTTGCTAAATCAAAGAAAACCGACGCGGTTTCTTCGTAGGTGACGCGCATGTCGTACGCCATGTCGTTTGCCTGTTCTAGAAGCGTCTCATCCCCCGCAACAGCCATGTAAGCAGCGGCTGTTTGTATTGCCGCCTCTGTGTTTGATAGGGCGTCGTTGTACTCGGTAATGTCAGAGTCTGTAAGCGTGACGTCGTTAGCCGCCATGAACTCTTGCAGCTCCATCGCTTCGCGCTGGTCAGGCGCTGCTTGAGCGTCCTGAGCCATTTCATTGACAGTGGCGACCATAATGACTTGCTGAGCGGCCTCTACATAGGCATCGATCATCTCGGACACAACGTCCATAGCCTGATCAGCTTGATCTTGGAAGTACTCGTCTGCGCCGGGGTCGTAGGTGTATGTAGCCGCCGCTACTGCTGCAACCGCCTGATTGTAGGCGTTTTGCTGTTCTGTAGTTATATGGCCGTTCTCAGCCATCGCAGGCGCGATATTACCATCCCATGCGTAGGAGGAACCGCCAGCAATTGTCTTAATACCATAGGCAAACGTATCGCGAATGCTTTGCGATGTGTCGACCAGATCATCAATCTCCGTCGCGTAGAGTGGAGCGGAAACGATCGCTAATACTACGCCCGTCAGAACTCTCACCGTCATTGCTGTTACCCCCAAGTAATAGTGCGTCGTAAAACTCCTTATCTTCGTGATAGTCTGGAATCCACATCTCCGGGTTAGACTTGACTTCCAGTAGCGCCGTCTTCCCCACTAACAACCTTCCGCCCCTAATGATCGGGCACGGGGTTGCACTCATAAACATAGCCCGCCAAACCTGAGCGTTCTGGCACATCAAGCTAACGCTTGCGACCTTCATCCCCATATTTGAGAGCGTAATCGCGTTGAGCCTGCGGTTACATTCTTCGTCTTGCGTGTATTTACCAGACGAGATGCCCACCGACATCAGCTGCAGGCCGCCCGACAAAGACTTAAGACATGACTGCTGCCCGCTGCTCATAAGGCTCGGGCTAACTGCTGTCGTGACGGGCATGGACCGAGAACCAGCTCCGTTGTACGTCTTAGTGACGTTGCCGTTATTAGAATTGCTGGTGTTTAAATCACCCTCAATTCGCGTACCGTCGTCCCCATCATAGTCGGGTTCGTACTCGTCCCCCGGCAGAACGGGAGGCGGATCTACTTCTGGAGAAGGATCAATTTCAGGCTGGGCAAACGCCAAGCTTGGGATCAATGCCAATAATAGAACCCACCTCACTTCGACTTAACTAGCTGTATAGCCCTGTCCGGAAGTTACAGCAGCCTCAACGTCGGTCATATCTTCGCCGTCCCAATCGTCCTTGGCAACCATAAGCTCAAGGTGAGCCACGTTACGGTCAACGCAGTCTTGACGCTCTGCGGCTTCCATATCGTCTTGGTTACCAGCAACGATGTCGTTGATTAGATCTACGCTATGGCCCATAGCAGTAAAGTCTTGTGTGCGCTCTTCAGCGGTTCTTGCTTCGTCAGTCATGGATTAACTCCTTAGTTTGATTCAAGTGCGGCTATTCTAGCCTCAAGTTCTTGGATTGTTGCCACAAGTAGCGGCACAAGTTTGGATTGGTCAATGCCTTGGTATACAGGGTTACCGTCGCTATCAACCTCGTTGTGTGTTCCTGTGGTTGCTTCTGGCACAACAGTTTGCACCTCGTGCGCCAAGAAACCATCAACAGTCGTATCAGCATCAGCAATGAAGTTAAATTGCTTAGGTGCTAACTGCTTAAGTCTTTCGGTAGCGCCTGTCATAGCTACTACATTTTCTTTTAGACGGTGGTCAGATGTTGTGTTGAAAGAAGCGCTAGAACCATTTGATGTAATGCTCCCTATGTTGGCTGATGAAGGTCCGACTAAAAAATAATGAAGGTAACGAGTGCCTGATGCCCCTTCATTACTGGCAGTGAAGGCTTGGTGATCAGCATTGCTAGTACTGCTAACTACACCAGAATGACCTTGGTAACAGGTTGTTCCCTGATTGAAGTAAGCTCTACCAGCAGAATCAACGCGTAATCTAGGATTACCGTCACCATCTGACAAGACGATGTTGTTGTTTGCGGCGCGGATGTCGAGGCCGTCTTGGTTGCCGCCGTAGCGGCCGAGGATGGTGTTCTTCGTTCCAGTGGTCATGAGATGACCAGCCCGTGATCCAACGGCAGTGTTGTCAATACCCGTAGCAAATTCTAAAGCATCATTACCAATCGCCACGATACCGTTTTGGTTTGTAAACCCACGTCCAGCAGTACGACCAATAATTGTGTTTCCGCCACCGGTACTAAGTCCAGTACCAGCATAGGCACCTATGATTGTGTTAGAGCTTCCTGTTGTAATGTCAGCGCCAGCGTTATGCCCAAAAGCAGTAACTTCAACCGCGCTTGTTAGATTCGCTAAAGCGCTAGTGCCTAATGCGGCGTTTCTATGGCCCGTAGTAATGTCTATGCCAGAGTTATACCCGATAGCAACATTGTCCTCGCCGCTTGATATTTCAAGCAATGCGTTCTTTCCCATAGCGATATTGTTACTACCGCTTGTAATTGACGCCATTGTGTTTTCACCAACAGCTACGTTCCGTGCACCTGAACTTCCTCCTGACCCATACATAGAACGTCGGCCAATAGCGGTGTTTGAAGCGCCAGTGACGTTACGCAGTGCTTCATAGCCAACAGCCGTGTTTTCTGTTGTGGTGGTTGACGCAAAGCCGGCAAAGTGACCTACAAAAGTATGAGACGATCCTGTAGTGACCTGACTACCTGCGCTTTTACCGATAAACACGTTGCCAGATGACGTTGTTTGAGCGGTTCCCGCATCGCAACCAATAGCTACGTTGTTTGCCCCAGACGTAAGAGCGTCAAAAGCATTACGGCCTATTGCAACGTTTGAGTTTCCTGTGGCCACCTGTAGTGCCGCAAAGCCAATACCTACGTTTTCCGATCCCGTCGCGTTAGTTGCAAGTACGTTATACCCCAAAGCAACGTTCTGATAGCCTGTGGTGTTTAACTCTAATGCGCTTATACCTACAGCCGTGTTGTAACTCCCAGTCGTATTAGACTGCATTGCTCTACCGCCAAACGCGGCGTTTTCTGTACCCGTAGTTGTGTTATATCCAGCGGTATACCCAATGAATGTTGAATGTTGGTTTCCTGTGCCGACAAAACTGTATCCAGCACCATAACCAACAAACGTTAATCTTGTACCAGAGGTATTGCTATAACCAGCCTGATAACCAACAGCCGTGTTGTTGTTGGCGGTGGTGTTGAAACGTAGAGAGGCATCGCCAATAGCAGTGTTATACGAACCAGTCGTATTTGCCGCCATAGACACGTTACCCATAACGGTATTGCTAACCCCTGTCGTGTTGGTATTTAAGGCTTCGTTGCCTACGGCAGTGTTAGGGCCAGCAGTTGTGTTTTTGCCGGAAAGGTAGCCAACAAACACCTGACCTGTACCAGTTGCGTTTGCATACCCCGCCTGATAACCCACAGCCGTGTTGTTGGGGCCTGTGGTATTTGCTTGTAGTGCGGAAGTTCCTATCGCAGTGTTATAAGAGCCGGTACTGTTGTACAGCGAATACTTACCAACAGCGGTGTTGTAATATCCTGTTCCAGAAAAACCAGAGGAAAAGCCGACATAAGTGTTATCTGCACCGACAACATTTGATTGCCCAGCCTGATAACCAACAGCCGTGTTATTTGAAGCATCTACGTTGTCATTAAGGGCGTACATCCCTACTGCGACGTTGTAATTTCCTTGGGCATTTGAAGACAGAGCACTTCTGCCTACAGCAGTATTTCTAACACCCGATGTGTTCGTGTATAGCGCGTTGACACCGACACCTGTGTTATATGAACCGGTGGTATTACTGTAACCAGCTTGCTGTCCTAAATAAGTAATTTCAACGCCCGTAGTGTTGCTAGACCCAGCCAGATTACCAACAGCAGTGTTGTAGGAGGCGGTGGTGTTAGCATCAAGAGCTAGAGCGCCTACTGCGACGTTGTTAGTGCCTGTGGTGTTTGCATACAAAGAGCCGTAACCAAGCGCCGTATTGCTGTTAGCGGTGGTGTTGCTTGCCAAAGCACCTACACCAACAGCAGTACCATAGCTACCCGTTGTGTTAAATCTCATGGCGGGATTAAGAACGCCGGAGTGCGGCCCACCTACTGCAACGTTCGCTACGCCGGTAGTCGTTGCATACAAGGTTGTCTGACCAACAGCCGTGTTACTTCCAGCCGTTGAGCTGTATCCTGCTGACGCACCAATAAACGTGTTTACATTTCCGGTTACGTTACTAAGTCCTGCATAAGCGCCAAGGTAGACGTTGTTGTTTCCCGTTGTGGTATTGTATCCAGCTTGATAGCCAAACGCTGTATTTGGCGAGCCAGTAGTTAGACTGAAAAGAGACTGTTGCCCTACTGAAGTTGTCTGACTTGCTGTCGTAATCGCAGAACTACTCAGGAAACCAACGCCGACGTTACCTGCACCGGAGGTAAGGTTGACCATAACGCCAGTGCCAATAGCGATGTTGGCGCTTCCGGTTACCGAAGACTGCATGGGGGCGTTAGCGCTTCCCGACCACAGACCACCAATAGCGATGTTACCGTTCCCCGTGTTAATGCCTTTACCGGCTTCTGCGCCCATCGTTACGTTGCCGGTGCCAGTGGTAACGCTGTATCCAGCCTGATAACCAACAGCAGTGTTGTTGGAGGCGGTGGTGTTTGCGCCTAGCGCGGCTCCGCCTAAAGCTACGTTGCGGTTACCTGTAGTGTTTGCGTCTAAAGAAGACGTGCCAAACGCCGCGTTGCCTGTTCCTGTAGTGTTTGCAGTAAGTGCAAAATAGCCAAAAGCATCATTAAAAGACGCTGTAGTGTTTGAATCTAATGCTCGATAACCAAAGGCCGTGAGATATTCACCTGACGTGTTTGCCTGAATAGCGTTGTAACCTGCACCAGTGTTATTACTTCCGGTATTGTTTTCCAGAACCTGATAACCCAGAGCCGTATTACCTGCGCCAGTCACGTTAGCTTTCAACGCATCTCTACCGAGAGCAGTATTGCCAGTTGCTGTAGTTTGTGAGTACATGGCAAATTTACCAATACCCACGTTCGACGAGCCAGTTGTGAGCGCTTGACCTGCCCTGTCGCCAATTAAAACGTTATCGGATCCGGTAGTCGCGGCGGCACCAGCTTGGTATCCGACACCGACATTGCCACCAGAAGTAGTAAGCGACGAGAATGAACCGTAGCCAACCGCTGTGCTTCGACCGCCTGTAGTCACCACTTGAAGTGTTGCGTAGCCGATAGCCGTATTTTCTGTTGCAGTTGTATTGCTGGATAAAGCGTTGGCACCAACAGCGGTGTTCCGACTTGCAGTTGAGACGGCAAGTGCGCTTTTTCCTAAAGCTACATTATTAATTCCAGTGGTAAGGGCGGACAAGACTCCATAGCCAAGACCGGTATTATTTGAACCAGTTGTTACCGCATCCATTGCGTAAGGGCCGACAGCAATGTTGGCGTCACCAAATGTTAAAGCGGAAAGTGAGTTGTTACCAATTGCAACGTTATTATTTCCTCCGCTTCCTACGCTATTTAATGCACCAGAACCTAAAGCTGAGTTTGCCGTACCCGTAGGATAGTTACCATTCAGCTTAATTGTGCCGTTTACGTCTAGACCGTCAGTTACAGCAGTTCCCGTTACGTCGATGCCTGTGGAGGTTGTGGCTAGTTTGGCTGAACCGCTATGAAATAATGTGTTGGCACCACCAGAAGTCAAATTAATTAAATTTTGTGAGCCTGCGGCGTTATAAATGTTTACATTGTCACCAAAAATTTGAAGGTCGCCTGCTCCACTTTCTTTGATGTTGCTGTGCGTACCATCATGATAAATCTGTAGGTCTGAGCCAGCACCGAAGACAGCCTTGGAGTTGTCTGCAAACTTCAGGTCTTCATCACTAGCCAGCCATTGGAGTTTTGCAGTAGTGCCAGTGTCTTCGTAGAAGCTAATGTCGCCGCCGGTTCCTATTCTTAAGCGCTCTTTTAAATCGGTGTAAATCTGTACATTTGCAACTTCGTTGTTACCAATATAAAGCGCATTAGCTGCT